GCCAAAAGCAAATAATGATGATCACGCAAATAAGCCTGCAAAGCATTCAATGAAAACGCATTATAAAATATGACTCTCCACCGAGGAGGGTACATGAGTGTGTAGCCAGCAAAATCACGTCGATAAGGAAACTTGTGCGATTCAAATTCAAATATACCAGTGGAGCGCTTTCCACACGGTTCAATCATGTATTGAGTAGCAGACTCAGTAAGATCGTTGAAATGAACAAGACAACGACCCAACTCTTCTTCAAGGGTAACATCAGGGAGAATCCGAGGCTTGCGTTTGACACAACGAGACATAATGACAAATTACAGAAAACATATTTATAGTGCACACACTAATGGGCAGGATTACGGAAAGCAACGGCTAAATCATCAAGACCAGGAACGGAAGAAGCTTGTAACGCATAAAGAGGCACGCAATTATAACCAGACGACACAGTGGCGGAAACCAACCAAACCGATTTAGCTCGGTCACCAACTATATTAATATCCTCAGCAGTCCAATCAGCACCATCAGGGAGCTCAGCAGAAATCGTCGCATACTTTTGCACAGCGCGCGAAGTCACGGTGCGAATAATCAAATTAGTGACCATGCCAGTAGATATCTTGCGAAGGCCACCGTCGGCAGTAAAAGAAGCGTGATACAAAAGCGTGTTTATAGTAGTGACCATGGCTCCATCAGGTGCGTCCTCTGGAACAGGAAAGCAAATGTAATAATTACCAGAAGATGGGATTAAAACAGCATTATCAAGATCCAAGAAAGTGTGGTCCTGATACGAAACGGCAGGAAATGCAGAAGTGTCCACGGTTTTACCGCGGTATCGAATGGTGCCGGAGACGTTAACAGCCCATTGCGCAACAGTTTGAACTGCGGAGGGCATACGAACAATCGAAACAATCTCACCAAAACTTTCAAGCCTCGGAACACCAGCTTTCTTACACCATTTCCAATCGTCAGTACCTTTATAATCAACGTGTGAATCAGTTTTAGCATTAAGAATGGAAGAACCAGTTAGCGCATTTAACATTTCAAGACTCTTAGAAGCATCAGTACCAATAGGATTGGAGGGATCAGGATTAGAACCAATGGTAATACCACCAGACGTTGTACCTAAAGGTGCGAGAGAAGTAAATGTAACCCGCACATTTTCAAGTTTATATTGCATCCACCTAGGCGTAGTATTATTAAGATTATTGTCTAAAGTCCAATCCAACTGCTTTTGAAACAACAAAGTACCAGGAATCGAATCATTGGTCACAATAACATTACCGGCTGGATACTGGAAATATGTGGTCGCTTCAGCATGAGTACCACCATGAGTTAATGATACAGGATTAATATCAGCGACTCCACGAGTTGACCCAAGCTGTCGAGTGGACGTATCAGACGCATTACCACCGAGCTGAGACATACGAGAGGTGTTCTCAACACCTCCAATATGCTCAACATTGGCTGTAACTTTTCCATCACCAAAACGATCAGTAGCAGACATTATGACACAATTACAGATTAAATATTTATAGGAAAACGCAAATCCAAGGCGAATACGTTTAAAGCAAAAGCATTTTCTAAAAAGGAATCTCTGCAAAGAAACCAACAATCAGAGTTGTGATCTCCTCAATTTCCTGATAAGTTTCCCAAGCATCGGAAATAGCCTTATAATAAACATCAAAAGTATCCTCTATAGCAAGAAGTTGTTCACGTAGGGGCTGAGGAGCCAAAGAACTGATAACGCCAAAGAAATTACTACCAGGGAGCTCCGACAAACGATAAGGCCCAGCCGTAGCGGCTTGGCCTAAAAAGGTATGAATAGCTGGTCCTTTAACAATCAGTGGAGCAGTAGAAGAATTCAATGATGCAAACCAAAGGTGTGGAGTATAAACATCCCGCCCCAAAACCCCAACGTCAAGAGCCATACGATAATCACTACGAAAAGTTCCGCCGTCACTCGTAGAAAAGCCGCAATCAAAACCGGAATGACCCCCACAATATTGTCTCTCTGAACTATTAACGGAAAGTGGAATGGTTGAGCCCCAAAGATTGCCATCAAAGAAGGACTTACAGCCTTCCCAATAAGGACCACCAACTCGATATCCAGCAGAAACAAAATCATTGGTAGTGGCCAAATCATTGTGGTAAACCATGCCAACTGGGACAACATCATCAGGCCAATTAGAAACGATATAATCATTAAATAAATTAACAGAATCAATAGAATAATCAGGACGATAAATTCTTCCCTCTTCCTCATCAACCACCTTAAAATGAATACCAGGGTTCCTAAACGAATAAACAGCAAGACCAGAATCAGAATAACCATAAAAGGTAACATAATCAGCGGAATGATATACTTGGCGACCATTAGAAGAGAAATTATGACAGGAATTAAGAGAAAAGGGAGCGGTATTACCAATGCCAGTCGGCACCGCACCAACATGCCAAGCAAGTTCCTGCATACCTAATTGAACAAAACCCGATTTCGGATCACTAAAATCCAGTGTCTTAAAAACATTCATAGCCTGAAAAGTCAGCCAGTTATGAAGAGAAGTCATGGGCATCGGTTTACCATGGGGAAGAGTGTTAGTTGATTGAAAATATATATACAATGGGCCAGGATTAGAACAAGAGGTGCCTGAACAAAGAAAGTCAATATAAAAGGTCCAAATTCTACCGGTATTCTTCACAAGACACGTGTGAAATTGAAATAATTCGAAAAGCTCGGGCAAGATGCTAGTGACACCATCAACGTAAATCTGATCATCGACACCTTGAGCAATACCAGTCATATTCAAATCCGGGGCCACAGGCCACTTAATCGTATTAGACTTCCAACGAAAATTGGAGGCAGTTTTGACTGTGGTATTGGACACACTAACAAAGGCATATTTAAAAGGACAAGTGCTAGATAACCATGGAAGATCAACATTAATCGCATTAGGGTAAGAAGGACCAGCTATGGCCTCTAGTAACTGTTTGAGTTGATCGCTATCAAGGGCAACTATAGATTGGGACGCAAAACACAACGGAGTGAACACCAAAAACAAAATCAAAAACAACATGTTTCAAGCTAACACAACCAAAACAGTTAATACAAACAAACAAATGCACAATTACGGAAGCGATATTTATAGAAACAAAACACAAAGCCAAAACAACAATGTTTATATTAAGTAGAAAGAACAGTCAGACACAATCCTCTGAAAATCTTAATCGTGACAAAAGGTCGAACGCACCTGACGATGCATGCAGTAAACCCTGACGAAATTCTCATTCGCCTTGGCCAGATCTACACCCATGTCGCCTCTCGCAAAAGTCAGGAGCCCCCCAGCAAGCACGAACGCATCAGTGGGAGTTAAATCATAATGATACGCAACGTACAAGCACCCTCGAATAAACTCATCTGCATTATGATAAACAGCAAACCAATCACGAACAGCTTGCATATACTGGACTAGGCTGGCGTTGTCTGAAAACGCTTTGTTCGCCAGCTTCACAGCACAACGGGGAAGATCCAGATACATACCACCGTCGGGTCCAATCAATTTCCCGCAGAAGGTACCGCACTCACCTTCTTCAACCTTGAATTTATCAAAGGCGAAATCAGTAGTTGAATAATCATCACAAACAGCAAATATATCATCACCTTGACTTACAAGGAATCTCAAGTTCTTAAAGCTATATTTAGCAAGAAAAGCACCCAAGCTGAATACGGTATTGCTAGTCAGGGTCCAAGGATCCCCAGATTCACCCTTCTCAAGCACAGTCTGACTAATAGGCAACCCAACCCCATTAAGGTGCCACTTTTGATGACAAGCAATGAACACATCAATCAACTCCGCGGGGACTCCGAATCTCATGAAGAGCTTCTTCCAAAATATGTCGGTATGCTCTCCTTTCTGGCAATCTTGCTGAGTCATATCCACCGATAAGCGCTTGCCAGGACCCTGTGACAACTCGAACAGCTTCTTCAATTTAGCATTCGATTTCCCATAACCCAAGTTGAACCAAGGAGGGAGTGAGGCTTCGAACAACTGCTCAAATATCCTAACATAGCTAGCAGCAATATGGTTGTACACCTTTGGAAGTGCGCTAATTCCCTGACCCGCTTTAAGATTGCCTTCCGCGTCACGCCGTTCCCACGCATCAGCATTCATGTCGGCCTTCATTTGACCCTTCAAGAAAAATTGCACAATGGGTTTGACCTCTTCCAATATACCAGCCTGTGCTTGGGTTTGTTGTTTGGCACAAATCCGAGTGACTTGTGAAATAAGGGACATTTGAATTTCATCAAACGATGGAACTCGGACCTTAGAAGGATCAATATACTTGTCTAGCGCACGGAACATGGCGTCGGCCTGTTCTTCAGCCACTTGATGGTCCAGACGAGGGGAATCTCCGGCATAACGGACCACTGCGGTTTGCAACGTCCGAGAATAATTGGCCGTCTCATCACAACGACCCCTCAACCTTGAAGCAAAGAGCGTCTGCTCACACACCCGGTCACTAAGAACGGGACGATCAAGACTAAATTTAACTTTATTTCCTGAAGTGACATTTCCAAAATCACAAACATTGATCATCCTATTCTCAGTCACCGGCTGAGCGGTAGTCGGGCAAATTTTCGACAACACACCTTCAACATTCGCCATAGTAACTTCCTGAATCGGGCAAACAGCATACAAATCATCATGAGGCAAGGGATCACGCAATTCTTCGCCAATTTCATCAAGTTCAGCCGGGACCTCGCAGCCCACTGGTTCGATTGCGTAATTCGACGTATTAATGACAAAATCGGGCGTCACAGTTATATCAGTGATTTTAGCCGCGCACTGCTGTTGAATCTGCGCGACCCTCGACAACTTGTCGCGCTTGTCTATTACGGCAGCAACAGCAAAATCATCGCCGACGCTCACATTGCCACCAGCAACTTCAAACGCCCCATAAGGCGTCCTAAGTTTTTCACGACTTCCCAGGCGACCGAACGAGATCGGGGCATAAGCTTTGTTCTTGCACGAAGGGAAACCTCTTCCCAAATACCCAGACCTATGGAATATAATCCTATGAGAGTGCCTACTCATAAGCAGAAAGGCCATACCGTGTACGTGATTCAGCAAGACAGCTCCTTCTTCTTTGACGTGGACTTCAGAATACCGTTGTCCCTGCTGGCTGGCGATGGTCTTCCCCATAGCAAGATGCTTGCTATTGAGCGTAACACAGATGGAATTCGAAATGTCTTTGGGCATTCGCTCATTGGTGATTTCAAGCGAGTTCAATTGAAGATTACGGGTGCTACGAGCACCGTTATCCAGCGAATTAGCCCATCGAATCATGTCAAGGGGCATCGTCAAAGAAATGTTGACCTTAGTCAATGTGTCAGGGATGACATTCATGATTTGAGGCACATGGCGAGCCTTTCCCGAACCATCATTATAGCCTAGCTGCGCTCGGTCACCAACTACGACCACCCGGCGATGATTAAGCAAGCAATAGCAAAGCAGTCCTATATGACACGCAAATACTTCGTCTATAATCACAGTGTTGACTTTCGGGGACTCCTTAATAAAGGCGGCAATCGTGAAGGCAGCATACTTCTTGTCGCGGTAACCGGCGATGAGGCTCTTATATGGCGCAACTACGCAAACATCTGAGCTAGGAGGGACGAGTTGCGACATCATTCTGGTCTTTCCAGACCCAGCCGTGCCATTGATTCCATAGACCATCTCGTCAATGTCATCGGCTTCAATCTGACGCAATCGCTTGATGGCATGAGAATGAACCGTTTTGTAAGCTTTATCGGTGGTTTTGAGCGATGAGGACAAGTCAGACAACGCCCTTCTACATTCATCTTTGGAGAGCACCACTTGGGCCGGGCTCAACTCTGGTAGTTCCTGAGGATTGAGCTCGCCCCACACTATATCACGATCAACGCCATACACGACTCCATCAAATTCCGGCACAGATGTGGGACGCTTCTCAAGCGCGTCAATTCTCCTAAGAGCTGAGACCCACAGATCATTCCCCTGTCTCGAGTCTCTATCTCGCGTGGCTAAGCTAAGTTGACTATTTACAAATTCGGTCACCATAGGGAGAACTTCTCTAAATTCAGGATCATTAGTGTAAGCAATTTTCAAACCAAAATCAATATCATCAGGACTGCATTCCGCGAGATGGTCCATAACGGCAGCTTTCGGCACATCACTCTTTCCATCAAGCCCAACAATCAATTCCCCAACATTCTCAAACAATGTACCATGATAAAACAGCGTGATGGGATGAAGGGGGTGGCATGGGTGACTACGGGCCTTAATAACATCAGCAGAATCAAGTAATAAAGAACAACTGGAATCAGAACTAGTCGAAGATGGAGGTGGATGTACAGAACGATCATTCTCCACAATGAGTTCACGGATGATGCACTCTTCAGCACATATTTCCTCAAACTGTGTGCCATCCAACGGAACAGCGGTGACAACGCTGCGCACAGTCTGTAACTTACAAGGAGGAGATGTGGATCTGGCGTCCAATGGGACCAAACGGGGTCCATAATCGGGGACTTCAACATCAAGCAAAGGTGTAGCATCAGCAATTGGAATTTGGTAATGGACTCCATCAACGTCAACATCATCAAATGCGACGTAAGCTTGGTCATCTTCAAACTCTTGTGGGGGAGCATTAGGCTCAGGTTCAACACTAACAATTGGTACAGGATCATACGGAACAATGCGCCTAGTATCACGATCAACATAAACACATTTGTCATCTACTACAGCACAGGCATGCAACCTGATTGTGTTATTCGCACGAATGGTCTGTTTGAAGCACTTGTCATTCCTCTGACAACCCGGACGAAGAATATGAACGTCATACGGAGAATTGTGGGGAAGGAAATTACTAATCCAATACTCACCCGGAGCAGAGTTGTCAAGTCGTGTGATGTTGCAGTCAAGTAAATTGCCAAATAGCTCACCCGTAGTATCCGCGCGCGTGAGCTGCATATCAAGAAAACGCTGAGCCTTGACGCAAAACTTGACACCTCGGTTCTTCAGGGAAACAACTAGTCGTGATAAAGCAGCAGCAATGACGGCATCTTCAGCCTCAAGACCTAAATCACACACATAGAGAGCGTCAGGATCGAACACGCCGTCTAAACAGGTCTTGCAAAGCGCATTGACTCCCCAAATCACACGATGATTTGCGCGATGAGCAGTAGATTGAAAATCTTCTAAGACTGGAATGCAACAATGCAGAACACGTCGACCACGCAGGTGGGATATCAGTCCACCTGCGAAGTTCCTCCACGCTTCATGATCATTCAAGGGAGACGCACACAAGTTGATCACGCGCTTGCATCCTGATTGATTCACAATCTCTTCAGTCTTCTTTCGGTTCAGGCAACAACTCTGGCGAGCTAAATGAGACGACACACGACGCTGTTCAACAACTTTATAATCTGTAGCAAGGGCGGCGGTGTCACGAATACCAATCGGCATGAACGAATAGCCGTGTTCGCAGTGGGTGGAAGTGCTACACTGCAAATACACGTGATCACCTTCAATAGTCACATCAGGGTAAGAAGTCAGATTCCGAGCAGCGTATTCGCGAAATTCAAATTCATTCATGGGACCCAGAGTCAGATCACGACCAACGTACCTCTTCAAGCACTCGTCAAGACAATCACCATCATCGCCTGGATGCATCGTGAATGGTTGCACGACTGGCAAAATCGGCTTGCCTGCATGATCGTATTGAATCGACGTCACCAGTTGATCATCACAATTGGTCGCACACAGTGCATCCATCAGCGCTTTTATTTTATCTGAATTGCCTTGATAATCCTCACGATAATTCCAATCAAATGTATTGAGAAGGCGAGTGGCAAGACTTGGCGAATGCTCACGGGAGAAGGATGATAGGAGAGCCCCCAAACCCTTCGTTTGGCGATAGCGTATCACGGCAGCATGGCAAAAGGCTGTCATAAGGATACAATTCATCTCAAAAGGACTAAACTGACTACCTTTATGAATGGTAACATCATTAATCGTAAGGTCCCATGATTGAGTATTTATGTATGTCATGGCAACATTGCGATTAAACATGTTATCATTCCTCGCAACCAGAAATGACACCACACGATCGTACAACTCTCTAGATATGTACACATGGGCTTGCTTGTGGAGGATGCGTTTGAAATTCTCAACATCTTTAAGCCACGGGCGCCATTTTCTAAAGGAGTTCAATTTGGTGAACATTTCATCTATGGCAGAAGATACGTCGTAAACTCGGACGTAATTCCGTTGGCAACGAGTGATGGGTCTAACAAGAGAATCGCCGCGTTTTGAACGCGAAATGATGAAAATAGAGACAAAACCAATCTGAGTGACTTCTTCAACCACGTAATTCCAACCATCATGAGAGACTATGCTGGAAGCTCGCCAACTTCTCCATACGTCAGTACTATGGGAATAGCCAAGGCTCTGGTCATTAAACGTCATTATAGCCTGTCCATCTTTGAAGCGCAATCGATACCCAAGCTCCTCATTCACAACAGTGGTGTCAAAGAACAACTCTTCGGGCATTGTGAGTGCAAAAGCTCCGATACTTGCGCCATGTTTAGACATTACCTTTGCCATTTCATGGAGAGATATGTCGTGAACCCCATTGCCATGGAGCAGAAAGGCCTGTTTGTCGCAGAGTACCGCGCCCTCTTGGCAATGTCGATTGTCATATAGAGGGCCCAGTTCGCATTGCTTCTTGATACACCGCATTTCATCACGGCCTGTCAATTGATGAACGTGATGAGCTGTAGGTGTGCCAAATTCAGCGCCAATTTCAAGAATCGTTTTATCCTGAAAGCGCGATGCCAAACGTGTGAGGTACAAACCGGCCTGTTCATGTAACAATGCCGGAAATGGATGGTCTCGCTTAGTACAGGCTTCATTCAGCCGTACAGGCCTATCAAGAAATCGACTAACCTGTCGCAACTGTTGCGGTGAGAGGTAAACATCGGTCTGAATAGCATTATTTACATGGACTACGGCATTATCATGCCAAAGATCAGCTACTATATCTTTGAGAACATCTTGCATGTCACGGGGATACTCCCGCAAATCCATGATGTAGACTTAAACAATGAGGACAACACTCCTCAATGCCTAAGTCGAAATAGAGCTTGTAGTGGCCGGCGGATAAAACCGAACACCACAAAAGACCATTGAGAGGATAAATTCTCAATGATCA